TATTCTATTGAAAATATAATAAGTTCTATTTCATCATTTAGTTTTTTTATTTTTCTTTTTTCTAAAAATTTAAATATCATTAGCCCTCCCCAAATATTTTTTCTTTCTATCCTCTAGCTTTACTTTCCAAGCTTCTATATCTTCATTTGTCATAATCCCTTCTTCGATCAGATGTGATACAAAACTTATAGAGGCTTGTACCATATCAAGAGCTTCATTAGATAGATTTTTTCTATCTTCTTCATTTACCGAATAGCCTTCTGCTTCTTTGTAATCATATATTTCAAAAGCTTCATCAAGTTCATTGTATTCCTCATAAACTTTATCAAAATGTTCACCTGTAGACATAACCATCTTTCCAAATTCTATGGTAAACATATTCATATCTAAATTAGCTTTATTCATTAGTTATTCCTCCCAAAACTACAATAATATCAACTGGTTTCTCTGCATCTATTCCATTGTATATTTCTACTCGCATTATTCCTCCTGGTATTGTGCTATGTCATTTAAAAACTTAATATTTAATAATCCTTCAAATTTTTTCTTGTTCTCATAATTCATACTTTTATAAATAGCTTCTAATTCACAAGCTTCATCAATAGCTCTGTTAGTAATTTGTAAGAACTTTTCTACTTTTTTTTCTATCTTTTCAAAAACATGTTTCTTATTTTTTCTATGTTCTTCAATTATTTTTTCCTCTTCTTCAGTTAATAACATTTCTGCCATTTCAATCCTCCCTTTTATAATTCTCTATCTTGAAAGCTCGAAAATGTCCTGGATATAGTTTTTTAATATCTGCTATTATTGTAGGAGTAAGCCATACCCCATAAATATGATATTTACTTTCAAATTCTTTTTTAGTTATATTATGTGCTTTCGCATGGCATCCGCCACAAAGGCTTATCATTCTACCTTGCAACCCATCATCTTTCTCATAAGTTCCAGTTGTAGAAGAAATGGTATCGTAATGATGGATAGTAACATCATAGTAGCTTCCACATACTGCACACCTTTTGGCTCTTATACAAGCTATTACATATTTATTTATATCAGGACATATATCCCTAGAATGTTTATATGTTCTTTTCTCTCCTTTTCCCTCTGGTATTATTAAGTTATAACCTTCTCTTATGGAATGCTCTATAATAAATTGTATGAATTCTGTGGCTGTTTCTACAGAACAAGCACTAGGTTTATGAGGAGAGATAGAAAAGTATTCTATTTCTCTGCTACTGCAAAACTCATTTTCTAAAACTTCTCTCATTTCTTCTCTCTCATACCCTATTAAGTCACCATATTCTCCAGCCAAACACCAAATCAATTTTGACTGGTCTAAGGATAGTCTATTAACTTTAATCACATTTATTTCACTCTGATGGAGTTTTGATATAAGCTCATATATTTCTTTTAAAGATTTGTTAGAGGGAACATATAAATTTATATTCCCATTTTCTTCTTTTAATTCTAAATTCATTGTTCCCTCCTGTTTTACTTAATTTTTAATTTTGTTCTGCAATCTTCCAATTGTTCATCAGTTAATTCTTGCAACCCTTTAACCTCATAAGAATTCAATACTTTTTCAAGATTTTCAATATTATCTCCAATCTTATTTTTAATTTTCTCTATAACATCATCACGTTCAAACTTAAATTTTGGAAATTGTTGTTTATTATTTTTATCAAATGTGTAGACTACATTATTTTTACTATCTCCAATTGTTAATTTTGTAATAACTCCTTCTTCAACTTCTATATCAAGAACTTTGAATTTATCAGTTATAGAAATTTTGTTATTGTAGTTCTTCAAATATTTTTTATCACTTATCCATATAAAAGGAGAAGTATATAGCTCTCTACCTATTCCCCAATTTACACAAGCCCTTTTAAAACTGTCACTAGCTAAGCCTTTTTCTTTTTCTGTAAAACTTTCAGTTCCAGTATCTTCTTTACTAATCCATTGTTGTTTTTCGTTATCCCACAGACTAACTATACAATTTGCATTATCACGGCTATGCTCTCTTTTCCAATTCATAGCTCCTACAGTTTCGTCAAGTATGTTCATATCACATCTAGCGTCTTTATACAGCAACAAAGAAAACCCATTTTCTTTCACAGTTTGGGGCTTAACATCTATTTCCTCTGCTTTTAAATTTCTAAATTTCATTTTTATTCTCCTTTCTAAAAGCTTCTATTTCAGTTTCTAACTGCCTAACTCTTTCTTCAAATGCTTTCCAGCCTTCTTGATAAGTGAGAGGGAACTTTTTTTCAAATTCCCTACTCTTCAATTCTTTTATAAGTTCAGCTAAAGACAATAATTCTTTTGCAAGGTCTTTCATATAATCACCCACAACATACTTGTGTATAGTTACTATTTAACTGATCTAAATACTCATTTTCTTCCTTTACGCCTTGCCAATATTCTGTTTCTGCTTCTCTTATTCTTCCAACTATAGTTTTGTATTCTTCAATACCACAACTGTCATTCTCTTCAAATCCATTTATCTTAAATTTAAATTCTATTTCTTCCTCATCTATAATGTTGTAACTTGTTATTGTTCCTTGTTGCTTTGCAAAATGTAGATATTTTATAGCTCTTAATAGTTCTTCCATTCTCTTTCAACCTCCCTAAAAAACCAGCCACATTCTAAATCTTCAATCTCACTTGTATCTATTCCATCATCTTCTGGTAGCTCATAATAACTTCCTACTTCTCTTTTCATCTATATCCACCCTCCTAATCTAAGCACACCTTTCCAACCTAGATTTTTTAACGCTTCCGTATTTTTTAAAAGTCTGTATGTTGCTATTATTTTTTTCATCTTGCAACCTCCAAAATTAAAATTAATATAACTAGAAATATTGTAATCATAGCTCCTAAGTCATAAATGAACTTCATATATTCCCACTAAGCCATTCTAATAAGGCTAACATTAACTCTTTTCTAATAGAAATTAACTCAATTGAGTAACCTATGCTTATTATTGCTATTACCATTAATATGAAGTTTATTATTTTGTTCATAGTTATCAATCCTACTTCCATTTTTTATATTTGTATGCTATAATTTGTCAAAGGAAATTTTTTCCTTCGATGCGATAATATGTGTATAGACTAAAGGCATTAGCTCTCGAAAGAGAGCTTTTGCTCTTTTTATTACAATGTGATATAATAAATTTGTTGGACGATATTGTAGCTTTTATCGTCTCCCCCGTTTAACATTGGGTTAGATGGGGCTTTTTTTATTTAATCCTCCCATACTGCTATTTCTTCTAAATCCCCAATAGCGTTACAGTACTTTCCACATTCACAATATATTCCTCGCGTGTTACTCTCTTTTAAGATTGCTGCTACTTTTATTTCTTTTCCGCACTCTTTACATTTCCACATATTTTTCCTCCTTATATATAATCTCCTAAGTTATAACCTTCAATTATTCCAACCTCTATTAAATGTTTCATTATTTCTTGGACCTTATTATGAACTTGTAAATATTTTTCAAATTTCGGGTATTTTCTCAATCCTGCTTGATAATCGTATGGTTGAAGCCAATTCTCCTCTAAAATATCAATCTTAAAATTATCAGGATTTTGTTTATTAATTTGTAGATTAAATGTTACTTTAAAATGTTTTTCATTGATGATATAAGCTAAATAATACCAAGTATATTTAGAATAATCAGTAAACCCTAACTCCCTCATCTTGCCATCATCAAAAATGTTTACTTTTATGTTTGCGTTGGTATTTCTTTTATTTAACGGGACATCGTAATTTATCATTTTTCCCTCCTTTTAATTTCTTAATAAGTCCCTTAGCTTGTAAGAGACCTGTAAAAAATTAAAGTGTTTAATTTATTTTCTCTCTAAGCGTTCTACAATTATTTTGAATTTGTTTTTATATTGTGGCAGATCTATTACATAAGGTTTTTCAAATCCATCCGTTTTAGAAACATCATTCAAATATAACAACATCGCATTCTCAAACATTTCTTTAGGTATATCATCAGCTCTTTCACTTATTGTTCCATCTTTATTTATCTTTCCATAAAAGACATCTCCACTTATAAACCTTGTTCCTAGAAATTTTTCCATCTCTCCTCCTCAAAGGGCTATTACAGCCCTATATTTAATTTTTTAATGTTAAGATATAACCATAACCGCCGTTATCTTCGACGTGAAATTCATTTTCTATAATTCTGTATATTCCAGCATTCAGAACTATTCCGTTGTTATATATCCTTTTAAAAATATCAGATGGTATATAAAAACTGTTCTTATACTTTCTTTTCTTATTTAACTTAACATCATCTTTTTTAGAATCTTCTGTTCTTAAAGCTTCTATATCTACACCGTAGATTTCTTTTATTTCTCTTAACCTTTGCTGAAGTTTCATCTCTCCTCCTTTTTGGTTTGGGGTTTTGTATTTTCTGATTTTTCCGTAATATTTTTTTAAATTTTTTTCTATATTTTTATTATACGGAATTTTCAGTAATATGTCAATAGTTTTTTACTGTTTTTTCAGTAAATAATTTTATTTATCTTTTTTATTGTGTATAATTTGATATATAGTGATAAGGGGGAGAATAAAAATGTTTGGAGAAGTATTAACAGAATTGATGGAAAAGAAAAATATAGGAGTAGCAAAGTTTAGAGATATTACTGGAATTTCAGCTGGGTATATGTCAGATTTAAAAAAGAATAGATACTTACCTTCTAAATCTAAGTTAGAAGTTATAATAACAACTTTGGAATTAAACAGAGAAGAAGAACTTTTATTAAGAGAGGAATGGGCATTGAGCAAAAGTGATGATTCTTTGAGAAAAACTGTTTCTAACTTAAAGGAAAAAAATAAAGATATGCTAAGTGTGTTAAAAAGTGTTAAAAAAGAAAATGAACTAGCTGATGAAATAAAAGATCTGGAAAACTATAAAGCTGTTTACAACTTATTATTTTCTGATCTGAGTCAAGATGAAGCGAAAGAACTTTTAAAATCAATTTCAGAAAAACTAGAAATAATAGCTTTAAGAAAAAATAAATATGAAAAAGTTAAAAAGAAAATAGAAGAATTGAATAGCATCATAGAAAGTATAAAATAGAAAAACTAAAATAGCCCTGAGATGAGGGGGATAAAAAAGCTTTTTTTGTTAATAAAAATATGGTATAATGAGGTGATAAAATGAATGAAATCTCTTTTAAACAGCTTCAAGATTCTAAAAAAGAGGATGTTATTATATATTTGTTAAATGATAATTTTGAATGCCAGTTAAAAAAGACAAAGTTTAATAAAATCCAAGTAATAGGATATAGTGAAGCAAGGGAAGTGAATGACGTAAATATTATAACATTTAAATTCTTTCTTCCTAAAAAGAAACCTAGTTGTATTAAAATATACTACGGAGAAAATAAAACAGACTCTTCTTGGTTCTCTATACTTTCAAAAAATAAAAGAACGTGGCATTACAGAATTTCTGATTCTAACGAAGAAGTTACAATAATAACAGATGAATTAGAAGGGAAATTAAAAGAAATTTTAGAACAAAGTAAAAATACTATAGAAATAATTACAGATTTTTTTATTCAATTAGGTTTTAGCAATATTCATTTTAATAGAATTGTAGATAAAGAAAAATCTCTAATATTGAATTATGAAAATGAGGTGAGGGATAATGGATAACATCGATTTGAAATTAAGAGAAAAAATTATCAACAAATTGTCTAATTTAACTGAAGTTACATTTAAACAAAATCGATATGAAATTTCCTTGCCTATTTTTTTAGATAATTCTTATAAGATGAGTGTTTTTCTTTCTAAAATAGAAAAAACATATATTTTGTATAACAATTTGTATGTTAGTCTGGAGGAATCTGTTTTAAAAAATATAAAAAGAAAAGACCCTATTGATATAAGAAAAAATTATTTAGAAAATGATAATGAATTCAAAGAAATAAAAATGATATTAACTAATTATGGAGTGGATTGTAAAAAACTTTCTTTAAACTATACAGTAAAAAACTCCAATAACTTAGAAGAAGAAATCTTAATATATTCTGAGTTTATAAAAAAATATTACAACAACATTTATAATATCTTGCTTTCAAGATTTAGTACAAGCGAAGAGCGGAAAGATATTTATTATGAAAATTTTTCAAAAGTTATAAAAGGATATACAGGAAAAAATAAATTTAATAAAGTTGCTTACAGCGGGTTCTCAGAAAGCCCTATATATACTAGTGAAAAAATAATAGTAGCAGCATCTAAAGATTTCAATACTTTGACTAAATTTTATATAGATTTAGAAGATTTGCCGAAAGAAGTAAAAGGAAAAAAAGGACTTTTAATTTATGCGAAAAGCAAAAAGAGTGAAAAGGTAGAAAATTTAGAACAAAAGTTAAAAAATAAAAACTTTAAGCTGATCTTTTTTAAAGGTGAGAATGAGGCAATAAGGAATGCTATAGATAATGAAATAGAATCAAAGGATGAAAATGGAAAAATATAATAAAGCTCAGAAAAGTTTCTTAAAATATTTAATCAAATATAAGAGAAATAGTGTTGTGTTACCTTTTTCAGATATATTTTATTCTTATATAAAAAAAAATTACCATGAAGTGGAAATTGAACTTGTTAAAGGAAAAATAATTTTTTATAAAAAAGATGAAAAATGTAATTTAAATAGCATAATTTATACTTATATAGATGAAATTATGTCTTTATTTTATTTGATTTTAATTTTAAGGGATGAAAAAAGTATTGTTTATTATGGAAAGAAAGAGGAACTAAAAAATACTTTTAAAGTTAAAAATAAAACAAATAAATTATTTGAAATAAATTTCAACAATAAAATTGAAGAAGATTTAAATAAAAATTTTTTAATAAACCCAAACTTAAAAGAGTTGATTGATAGCAACTTTAAAACTTTAGAACAAAAGAGTTTGTTTTGGACAAAATTGGCATTATATTTTTCAATTTTTTTCTCCGGTGTTGGAATTGTTGTTAACTTATACACTTCTACAAGTGTTACGAAAATTGAATTAAATAAACCTGAACAGCTGAAAGAGATTTCAACTACAACAATATATTTAAAATAATTTATTTTGTAAGTCACACTTTAACAGGTGTGATTTTTTTTGTTGACTTTATTCTAAATAGTAAAATATTTTTCCTTGACATATTACTGAAAAAACAGTAATATGTATATAAGGAGGGAGATATGAAGAGAAAACAATTAAATAAAAATATAACAAAAGAAAATATAGAGTTATACAATAAAATAGAGAAAAAAAGAAAAGAATTAAAATTGACATTTACAGAAATGGCAATAAAAACAAAAGTTCCAATTTCGACACTTACATCAGCATTTTATAGTTTAAAAGCTGGTAAAAACATCACTACTGGAACTATGAGAATGATAGATGAAGCTCTTGGTGTTTCATTTTTTTTTAAAAAATAATTTCGGAAAATTCAGTATTAAAGTTCTTCTAAAACTTCACAAGCTTTTTTTATTGCAGTTAATATTTTAATCTGATTTTCTAGAGAAATCTTTTTATCATTCACGGTTACCACTTCCTTGTGTGTAATTATATGTATTCATAGATATAATATAATGCAAATAAGGATAAAAGTCAATAAAAATATACAAAATTGTAGAAGGGAGGTGAGAGAGTGGAGACTTCGAATCACGACGAAACAGCTAAACCAATAAAAATACCTGAACATTTGGGGTTATTAACAATAGATGGTTGCTTAAAAAATGGAGAAGTGCATATAGATGATGAAATGGTAGATATAATCAAAATACTATGGAACAAATACAAAATAGGAACTGTGGGCTGTTGTAAAGGATATAAAGAAGATAGAACACTTGAAGATAATGTCGCTTGGATACAAATAGGTTCTGGTTGGAATGAAAGAAAATATTCTAAATGGATGATAGAGATTTTAATAAGGGAAACTATGAAAGCTATAGACAGAGAAGCTAAATTTCCAATATTACTATATGATCCAAGATGTGTACCTTGTTATAATCCAAAAGGGTATTTAACAGAAAAGCATTATGAGGAATTAGTAAGGTCAGGATATGAAATTGATATCCCAATAGAAGTTATAAAATTTTAAAAGGGAGATATAATCTCCCCTTTACTTGAAGTGTTACTTTGTGTGAGATTGGTTACAGCAATAATAGCAGCCATCAGCATTTGAATATCCGTTTCTCTTAGCATAACTTATTGCAGTCGAAGGATAATCAAAATCTCCTAAATAAACTATATTAGGATATTTAGAAGGGTTAGCATAATCACAAGAGTCTCTGTGAACTTCATGAGTTACAGTGTTGATATAAAATTTAGCCATAATATTCACCTCCTTGTTATAAAAATGAGTTGCATTATTATTATAACTCTTTAAGGTGGAAAAGTAAACTTATAGAATTGATTTTAAAGCCTTTCAAAATTTAGATATATAAAGTATCGTGAAAGGCTTCTAAATAAGTTTTATAAGCAAATAGTAAAGCTTAAATAAAGATAAAAGGAGGAACAAATGATTAAAGCAGGAGATAGAGTTATTTATAACGAGCGATCTGATTATGGTGAGTGTGAGGGTATTCTGCTACTTGGAACAGTTGAAGAAGTAATAGAAACAAAAAATAACATTTATTGCAAACTTGATGGTATTGATGGCTTAATTTTTGAAGATGACATTGAAGAAATTCTACCAGAAAAGAAAGATGGATTATATGTGACTGTAGGTTATGATAAAGGGGTAAGAGACACAATTAGTGAAGCTGTGTGCGAGTTACAAGAGTACGCAACAAATGAACACTCTTACTATACAAAAGATGGCAAGGAGATGTTAAGTACTTGGAAACAAAAAGGTGACCATGTATATGATGTTCATGTATTTGAAAAAGTTAGTCCAAGCAGCTGGAAACAGTTGAGCTAATTTAAAAAAATGGCTGTTTTTTAAAAATAGAATTAGAAAATAGCCATTTAAAATAAAAAAGCCCGTGTGGGCTTAGTTATACGAAGAATTAATTTTAGGAAATTTCGTCTTCATAGTAATTATTATACACGAATTAACAAAAATAATATATATATATTTTTACTTTATATCTGTTCATCACTTTGGAGCTGGTTAATCTTCATTGTGGTGGACAGTTACAAAATAAAAATAAGAGAGGATTAACCAGCAATTAACCCTCTCAAAAGGAGGCAACAATGAGAAGTATAGAAGCTAATGATTTAGATAGTATGGTATATTACCAAGTTCCAAAATGGCTTATGGATTTACTGATAGAAGGAAAGATATCAATAGGGGCTTTTAAAACTTATGTTTTGATGTATGAAAGAACTAGACTATCTGCCAGAAATAAATGGATAGATGAAAAAGGCAAAGTATATATCAAATACTCATACGAGGAACTTATGGAAGATTTGAAGTGTACAAGTAGAACAACTGTATCAAACAATATAAAAGACTTAGAAAAATTTAATTTGATTGAAAAAGTTAGATGTTTTAGTTCTAGTAGCATTTATTATCTAAAAGTCAGAAGTACAGAAGATTGTACTAGTACAGAAAATTGTACTGACAGAAGTACAGAAGATTGTACTACCATTAGTACAGAGGTCTGTACCGACAGTAGTACAGAGTTGCTGTACGCTAGTAAGAATAACTATAAAAAGAATAACTATAAAAAGAATAACTATAAAAAGAAAGATGATGATACTAAGTTAGATAAACTAAATAAGATAGAGGATATGCCTGAGAAAGAAAAAGAGGTTCGTCCTTTGGACTCATCATCAATCGAATTTAAAAATGATTTACAAGAACTTAAAGATATAGTTATTAAATCTACAGGAATAAATAAAATGCTGATAGATAATATTATGTTACCAAGTAAATATAGAGATATTAATATTAGGGAATTGATAAATAAAATAAAAGAATCTAAGTTTTTATTGGGAGAACTAGACACTAAACCAAATATAAATCATTTCTCTGTTAGAAGTATGATAGATAGAATCATGGCTGGTGGGTATATGAGTAATGATTCTAAAAACATTAAAAAAAATAATGTTGAAGAAGGTTGGTGGTAATATGGAAGTTCTATTAAGATGTGAAAAATGTGGTGGTGTTCTTCTTTACAGAAATGAAGATGGTGTTGATAAAGGTGTGTTTTGTGAATGCCAGCAGAAAGAAAGAATAGAGAGAAGAATAAACAAATATAGAAACATGAGTATTACAGATAGAAATAATTCACAAGATACGTTTGAAAGAGCAAAAACAGGAAGTAAAGCTGAAGATGAAATATATCTAAAATTTAAAAAATATGCTGAAAACTTCCATATAGCTAAACAAGATAATATCGGTCTAATGTTAGCAGGTGGAGCAGGAACAGGAAAAACATATGTTGCCAACTGTATATCAAATAAGATTATGGAAAAGGGATATTCTGTTTTAAGTTTTAATCTATCAAGGTACTTAATGGCAATAAGAGAAAATTTCCCAGAAGAAGAAAAGCTTTTAAATGCTGCAAAAACTGTTGATTTACTTTTTATAGATGATGTGGGAAGTGAAAAATTAACAGATTGGGGATTGGAAAAAGTATTTAATTTGATTGATATGAGATATAGAGCCAATTTGCCTATAATGATTACTACAAACCTTAAACTTTCAGATTTGAAAAGACATTTGAATTTTAATGAGAGTGACAAAATAGTTGATAGAATGATTGAAATGACAAAGGTATTCCAATTTGATTGGGATAGTAAGAGAAAAGAAAAAAGTAAGAATAAAGAATCTTTTTGGGAAAATATAGCATAGGAGGATAAATGATAACTGTATTAAGTTTATTTGATGGAATGAGTTGTGGACAAATTGCATTAAATAAAATAGGAATAAAAAAATATAAATATTATGCATCCGAAATAAAAAAACATGCTATTAAATGCACGCAGTATAACTATCCAGATACAGTTCAAATTGGTGATGTTACTAAAGTTTCTTATAAAGAAGGAGTTCTTTATACAGAAAACGGAAACTTTAAAGTAGGTAAAATAGACCTTCTTTTAGGTGGAAGTCCATGTCAGGATTTTAGCCTTTTAAAAATTGATGGAAGAGGACTGGAAGGAAATAAATCTAAATTATTTTATGAATATTTAAGAATTTTAAAAGAGGTATCTCCAGAATATTTTTTGCTTGAAAATGTAAAAATGAAAAACGAAAGCAAAAAACAACTTGATGAATATTTAGGTGTAGAAGGAAAATACATAAATAGTAACTTGGTATCTTATCAAAATAGACCTAGATATTATTGGAGCAACATACAATTTGATATACCCGAAGATAAAGAAATAAATTTTCAGGATTTTAAAGAAAAAACAGATTTAGAAAAATATAAAGTTAAAAAAACACCTTCTAGAATCAAAATGTGGAATAATGGAAAAGGAAGAAATAACAAAAGTAGTTGTGCAAATATCACAGATGCAAAAAAAATATATTGCATAACAAGAAAACAAGATAGAAGTCCAAATTCTGGGCTTATAAAATATGAAGATTTTTGCAGATATTTAACTAGAAGAGAGTTGGAGCTTGGACAAACAGTTCCAGCTGGGTATACTGATTGTGTTTCTTATTCGCAGTGTCAAGATTTGTTAGGGGATGGATGGACTGTAGATGTAATAGAACATATACTTAAAAAAGTTTTTTATGAAAACAAATGTGAGAATTGTGAAAAATACAATAATTTTATATGTGGCAAGAATGGGAATTATATACTGCCAGCCATGGAAATTATGATGAATTGCAATAGATAGGAGGACTAATTGTATTACATAATATTAACAGCAGCAGTAATATTAACTGTTGCTTGGATAGGGAGGGAATAGATGACTAGAGACGAGCTTAGAAAAATGTATACATATTTGAAAAAAGAGGTAGGAATAGATGGTTATCCTACAAGAAGTTTAAGAACTAAGGAAGAATGTGAAGAAGCTATAAGAGCCCTTGTATGTGGAACTAGAAGTAATACTTTTAAAATTTATAAAAAAGTAATAGATGAAAATATTAAACTTTTAAAGGAAAAAAAACAATTAAAACTCGAACTGGAAAATTTAAAAAATAAAAAGTGGTGGCAGATATGGAAATAGCATTAATAATAGTGGCTGGGGGTTTTTTAGCACTAGCTGCATTAGAAAGAAAGATGAGGAGAGAGATATGAACCTACCTAGAATAGATTTAGAAATAGGAGAAAAATTAAAATATAAAAATAAAAATATAGTAGCTGTGGAAAGCGGGGGTACTTGCACAGGGTGTTGTCTAATAGGTTTAGGCTGCTTAGAATTATTGTGTATACTTGAGCTTAGAAAAGATAAGAAAGATGTTATTTTTGTAGAGGTGAAAGAATGACAGAAACTCAAATACAATCAAGCATAATTGACTACCTTCAAGTATTGGAGAATCAAGGGAAGTTATTTTTGCATAGAGTAAATAATATGGGAGTGTATGACCCTAAGAGAAAAGCATATAGAGTATTCCCTAAAGGTGCTAAAAAAGGATTCCCAGATATTATCTGTTTAAAAGATGGGCTTCTTATAGGGCTGGAAGTTAAAACAGGGGAAGGAAAACAAAGCAATAACCAAAAGGAAGTTGAGAAAAAACTTAAAAAACATGGAGCTGCTTATTATGTTGTAAGAAGCTTGGAAGAAGTGATAGAGATAATAGAGAGGATGTAAAGATGATGGATATAAATGACTTCAAAGAAGGGGAAGAGTTTTTATTGGTAACTAGGATGCCATATGGAAGTGAAATTTTAAGTATAACAGAGTTTAAGTGTAAGAAAGTCCTTAAAACTTGTATAAAAACAACTAATAATAGACAGTTTGGAAAAAATATGTTTAAGGATTGTTACCCATTAGAAGAGTATCAAGCTTTAAATAAACAAAGAAAAGAGTATTGTATAAAAAAATATAAAGAGCAGTTTCAAAAAAAGAATAAAACAAGATTTGAATTGATATGTATTGTAAAGGCAGCAGCCGAATTGCTAGGAGGGAACAATGAAAATAATACAGAAATAGAAATGGTTGAAAGGTATTATTTTAATTGTATGGGGCAAGTTGTCATAAGAGAAGAACCCCTGATAGTTGGACCTTTTATAAACAGAAATGAGGAGGGAGAATATGAATAATTTAGTGGTAAAAGAATATTTAGGAAATGGAATTGAATTTGAATTAGTCAATGGTTGTGTATACGCAAATGCTACTGTTATGTGTCAAACTTTTAGTAAGCAACCTAAAGATTGGCTAAAAAATACTCAAACACAAAGATATATTGAAGCTTTGAAGCAAAAGGAGAATTCTCCTCTTGATCTAGTGAAGGTAAAACATGGGGGAATAAATAATGGAACATGGATACATGAAAAGCTTATATTGAAATTAGCTCAATGGCTTAATGTAGAATTCGAGTTATGGTGTGACGAACAGATAGCCACTCTTTTAAGAGAAGGGAAAACAATTATAAAAGATTCTTACATGATAGATGATCCAGTAGAAAGAGCTAAAAGATGGATAGAAGAGCAGGAAGAAAAAAGAAAGGCTATTTCTATGACTACAAGAGTAATTGAAGCGGTAAAAAATAACTTCGGAAGTAATAAAGTTGCTTGGAGTGTGGCAGAAGTAGCTAAATCATATTCATTTAAAGATATGGGAAGAAATAATTTATTTGGGTACATGAAAGGTATAGGGTGGCTATGTAAAAATAATGAACCTGTACAAACACAGGTAAATCTTGGAAGGCTTACATCGGAACTTAGGAGAGATAAAAAGAGGGATGAATCGTATTCAGTAACACTTATGACAACTAAGGGCATATTAGCCTTATATGACAGAATGATAGCTGATGGGTATAAAACAGTAGTAAGCAGAAAAGAAATTGAAAATATGTATGTGTAAGGAGTTATAGAGATGGCTGAAATTATAAAAATAAATACAGAACCTAAATATGTAACTGTAAATGAAGATTATATAAAACATTTAGAAGAAATGATAGAGAACTATAAAGAAATTGAAAAATCACACAAAATTGTGAGAGATAATCTTTTTTGGTTATGTGATAGGCTGTTATCAACTGCTATGATGGGAGATTATGGAGAAAATGATGAAAAGACTATGATGGAATTAAAAGAATTGAATAAAATATTGATGGATCATAAATCTGGAAAAGAAATTAAAAAAGAAATACTAACATAGAGGAATATATGGAGAAATACTTAATAACAGGCTTAATACTGGTGGCTATGACCTTCTTGATAGTTGGTATAGCTATCGGTGTTGGAATAGGGTTATATTTAATAATGTGAGGTGTAGTATGAAAATAAAAGCAGGGGAAGTAGAGGAAACAGTAAAAAATATAATAAACAGATATTTAACAGGTGGAGAGATAGAACAAAACGAGTTTGAGTATATAAAAAGATATTCTAGGTATTTGAAAAACTATAAGTTTCTAAAAAAACAATAGAGGTGGCATATGGCAGATAAACAAGAAAGCCCAAAAAGCAAAAAAACCAAACAAGCAGCTGAAGAAATAATAAGTGGCAAACATAAATATTGCTGGTTAAAAATAAGATTAGATAAAAATGGAGAAGTAAATAAAATATTAAAAACTCCCTTTGAAGAAGAACTATAATAGTTATTCATTTAAGATAAAACTATTGCAAAATAAGGAATAATGCTATATAATATAGAAAAGAGAAAATAGAATATATGAAAAAACTAATTTTCGACCCTGGCGGTGGATTAGATGAATTACAGATAAAAGTCTGTAGTTTTTCTGGTCCACCTTTTTTTTATATCTTGATTAAAGCACATAACTCTGTACATGAAATAACAAAGGCTAAAGGTAGCAGTATTGAAGTTATGTGTTTCAATGGGGGTATGGTACCCACTTCCCTCACTCGAGGGGATGTATGGGAGCAGTAGCCTAAGTTGGTGAAGGCCTGAAGCTCACGAAGGTTCGATTCATTCCCCTCCCAATTATAGCTATCATAAGCACTTGGTAGCACTTTATGCGTAGAAGCATATAAAAAATATGGGTCTACATCAATGGTTAGCAGTGAATGATTTTAAGGATAAGGATATCTATCCGAAAACCTTTGTCTGAATTCCAAAAACTGTAAAACTACTTTCAAAAGAAGTGGTCAGGAAAATGAACAATTGGAATAGTTTTCCTGTTTCGGCTGTTAGCAGTTCAGCTTTTTAATAAAAACTGCACTTGATTAATACTCTTACATGATAAGGGTAGTAATGAGGTAAACAAGGAGGTGTCGTGTGATGACATGAGCAAAGGAAAGATAATGTCGTATATATTGCAAGGGAAACCCAATAAAGAAATAGCAGAGCTTTGTAATGTGAGTGTCAGAACAGTAGAGAGACACAGAAAGAAAGTTAAAGAAGCGACAAGCGACAACGACAAAAAACCGACAACGACAAGCGACAGAAAGATAAAAAAACAAGTTGCAAGGGTAATGATACAAACTGGAGCAAGTATTAGAGAGGCAGCGGACATGGTCGGATTGCCTAAAAGTACTGTCGGTGATATAAGCTCAAAGGAAAAGTTACAAGTCTCACAATTGGAGTATTTAAAAGCTTTTGCAGCAGAACAGGCTGAAAGGATAAGGCAAAATAAACTAAAGCGACTAAGCATAAATGAGGAAGCGACAAAAGCAATTGAACACGAAATAATCAACTGGAAGGAAGCAGGAAAAATATCCAAAGCAGCAATGGAAAAGCTTGTAATGACAGAAGAACTTGAACAGCTCATACTCGAAACCGACAGAATAGAGAAGTTAGAGAAATTAGAACTCGAAAGGAAGAAGGTTGAGGGGGAAAACAAGACGGATAAAGACATTACTATAAAGCTGGTGAGTAAATGATAATCGAAAAAGAGATTAACAAACACTTTGAAAATTACATATATAACTGGGGTAAAAGGTTCTATTTCGTGGTTGGTGGGTATGGTAGTAGTAAATCATATCACACAGCTCTTAAACTTGTTCTAAAGAGCTTACAGGACAAAGACAGAAAGATAATGGTAGTAAGAGAAGTTTTTAACACTCTAAAAGAAAGTTGCTATGACCTATTGGTAGAGGTCATTGAAGATTTAGGACTTTCTCACTTGTTTAGATGTTCGGTATCTCCGTTAGGGATAAGATGTCTCACAACTGGAACTAGGTTTATATTCAGAGGGACAGACAATCCCGGAAAGTTAAAATCAGTGAATGGTGTTTCTATAATTTGGATAGAAGAAGCTAACCAAATTTCATATAAAGCCTTCAAAGAACTAAACGGGAGATTAAGAACACTAAATCAATCAATGCACATTATTTTAACAAATAACCCAGAGAGTAAAAACAATTGGACTTTTGAGTTGTTTTTTACCAAGAAGTTTATAGATGAGCATAGATTATATGAAAAAAAAGTTTTAATTGGAGAAGATACATATTACCATCATTCTACTGTAGAAGATAACAAGTTTGTTCCACCAGAATATATCCATGAATTGAACCAATATAAAATATATGATCCATACTTGTATGATGTAGCAAGGAAAGGACATTTCGGAGTATTAGGAACAAGAGTATTACCACAAGTTGAGTCTATATCTGTAAAGGAATTAGCAAAGGCGATAAACAATATAGATGATAGGATGGATAGAATCGGTATGGACTTTGGATTTGAAACATCGTACAACTGCATATTAAAAATGACAGTTGACTGTGATAATAAACATTTATATATATGGTGGGAATACTACAAAAATAAAATGACAGATGATAAAACAGCAGCAGAACCAGAATTACAACACTTAAAAAAAACAAGGGATTTAATAAGAGCTGATAGTGCGGAACCTAAAGCGATAACTTATTATAATGAACAGGGTTTTAATATGATAGGGGCTGAAAAGTTTCAAGGCTCTAGGTTAGCCTATACAAAAAAGATAAAAAGATTTAAAAAGATATTCATTTCTGAAAGTTGTCCTAATTGTTATAGGGAACTTAAAGAATTGACATATAAAGAAGATAAAAACGGAAATTTAATTCCAGATCAATTTAATATAGACCCTCACTCATTTAGTGCCGTATGGTATGCCTTGGATGATTATGAGGTATCTGACTTAAAGAATTGGTTTGGGGTTATCGAGTTATAGGGGGTGATACAAATTGGATTAATACAGAAAGCGTTAAATAAAATTATCCCTAAGCCATGGGGATATAACCCAGCATATTCAAGCTATGTTGTTGACTATGAAAAATTTGTCAAGGGAGCATATGAAAATCCTTTCATACAAGCTCCATTTGTAGAGTTTTTAACAGACTTAAAAGCTTTGGAGTTTGGTGTATACACTAAAAAGGGAAAAGACTTTAAACGCTCAGAGACACAAGGAGCTAAATTTGTTGAAAGATCATTGAAAAGACCTAACAAAGAGTTGGGGTTTAAACAAATGCTAGAAGCAATTACAACCTACACATTATTTGGAGGACGGTGCCTTTTATATAAGACCAAAGGCGGAGTTGACTGTGATATTTATGTATACAACCCTAATACTTTTGAAATAAGAAGAAATGATAATTCTTTAGAAATAGATTCAATAAGATTAGGAGATACGGAGGTTACAGGCAAAGACTTAACTTATTATCACGTTATAAAGAACTTTGACCCTAATGACACAATAGCAGGTTTTGGGAATGGCTACAGTAAAATAAAACCTTTAGCGATGGTAGGGGATATGCTGAATTACTTACTAATTCACAATAACTCATTACTGAAAAATGGTGGTAGGATATCTGGGGTATTAAGAATAGGTAAGAATGTAAACCCAAAAACCTTAAAGGAGTTATATGAGAAATTCAAAGCTAATTACACAGGTGCAAAAGAAGCCGGAACGGTTGCATTAGTAGAAGCAGAAAGAGACCAAGTCGGATTTGACCCAATGGCTACTAACCCTAAAGACCTTGACTGGATAGAAGGGATGAAAGAGTTACAAAAGATAATCTGTAGAGTTTTAGGAATACCTGAGGCACTGATAATGGCAGATAACAGTTCTTATAACAACCTTGAAGGATTTAAAAAGAAAATATATCAAGATACCATAATACCATTCGCTGAATTTATATGTGAAGAATTAACAGAGTTTTTCAAAGATGATTTGGAAGATGGGGAAGAGATATGGTTCTCGACTAGCAAAATAAAAGCACTACAAAATACTACAGCAGATGAAATCAAGAAATATGGAGAAGCTTTACAAGGTAAGATATCTACAAATGATTTTATAAAATTTATAAATGATTCTTTTGAAATGGATATTCCTCTTCTTCCTAAAGATGTTGGAGATCAAGTGCTTGTATCAACTAATATGATGTTTCTAAAAGATTTGGGGGTAAGCTATGAACCGCAGACAAGCCCTGATAATAGCGAACAGGTATAGGATATTACAACAAAGAGAAGAAAGACAGAATAAAAAGTATTTTGAAAAAGTTTTCAAAGATTTTGCTTACGATATAGAACAACAATTATCTAAAGATGACTGGCTTTCTCTTGACTACACCATCTTAATAAAAGAGCTTAAAAGGTCACTAAGCAGTGTATTCACAAGAAGTTCTAAAAAATCAATTGAGTGGGTTAAAACATTATTCGGCTGGAATTTAAAAGATAGTGATATCAAGGCTATAACAGATAAAGCTTTAAACAACTATAATAAGAAATATGCTGCCACTAAAGTTAAAGAGATAGAAAGCACTACAAGAAGAATTATAAATGAAATAATAAGCGAAGGACAGTCTGAGGGGCTAACTTCCAGCCAAATCAAAGATAATATAGTTAGTCGTGTAAATGGTATGGCAGATGGAAGGGCTATGAATATAGCACGGACAGAGACTTCAAATGCAATAAATAACACTACACATGAATCAGCAGAATATGCTGGAATGACTAAAAAGACATGGATACACAGTGGGGGTGGTAAAGAGGACAGAGAATCACATCTAGCATTAGATGGAAAAACAATTGGAATGAAAGAATATTTCGTTGTTGATGGATATAACGCATTATATCCCCATGACCCAAATTTACCAGCAGGACAAGTTATAAATTGCCACTGTATATGTATTTATGAATAAGGAGGGATAAGAAAGCAATGGCGGAGCTTAGAGATGTAAAAATTAAGTTTGTGTCTCTTGTTAAAAAGGCAGCTAATAAACACTCATTTTGCATAGTTAAAAGTGATGGAGCTTGTCAATTGGAAGCTGAAATCATAAAGGCTGATGATGACAAAAGATTAGTTACCAGTATTGTATATGAACCTAATACCAAAGATAGCCACGGAGATTTTATGACTGCTGAAGAAATAGAAAGGGCAGCACACGACTTCTTGGTGAATGGGAAAGGAGCAGACATTCAACACAATTACCAAAAAGCTAATATAGACATAGTTGAAAGCTGGGTAAGTAAAACCGACACAATAGTTGGAGGACAAGAGATCAAAAAAGGCACATGGATGGCTACAGCTAAAATAAATGATGATGTTGTATGGAAAGCTGTTAAGAGTGGAGAAATAACTGGTTTTTCTATGGGAGGAACTGGTGTAAAAGTAAATAAAACAGAGGAGGAAGATATAAAAATGACAACAGAAGAGTTAAAAAAAGTAATGGAAGAAGTTTTAAAGGGAGCAAAAGAAGAAAAAAAGCCAGAAGAATTAAAGAAATTTGGGGACAGATTAGCAGAAATAGAAAAGGAATTAAAAAACAGTAAATCTAAAGAGCCTACTGAAGAAGAGAAAAAAGCTGTAACAGAAAAGGAGAAGGAAATTAAAGATTTGAAAGATCAAGTTAATAAAATGAGTGAGCAAATGAAAGAAATGTCTCAACCCGGTGTTATAAATAAGGCTGATGAAATTGTAGCATTAGAAAAAGCTGAAAAAGATTATTCTGAAAAATTGAATAAAGCTACTTTAGCAGATGGAGCAGCTATCATACCAACTCCTATAGCTAACCAAATAATTAAAAATATTAAAGAGATAGCTCCATTTTTCAAAGCAGGAACTCATATTCAGGGTAAAGGAACTACTATAACAGTACCAGTGAGACTTCCTAACACAATAACATCTGCAAAAGCAAAGAAAGAAGGAGAAGAAACAGAATCAGGAACTATCAACTTGAAAAAGATAACTCTTGCAAAGGGTGTAGTACAATCTGTTATTCCTATCACAGATGAACTTAGAAGAGATAGTTTATTTAATATAGCTGGGATAGTAAGAGAGTATTCAACTGAGGATATAGCTGAATATATAGCTGAAAATACCGTAAAAGGTGTAGTTGATATGAGTGATGCTGATAAACCAAACAGAATTGAAGGTTTCCAAAGCCATGCTGATTTTATGGCTAAAAGAACAGTGGAGCAAGCAAATGCTGATGTAATAACTTGGGACGAACTTATGAAAATAAAAAAAGAAGTCTCTCCACAATATAGACAAGGGGCAGTTTGGTATATTTCACCTGAAGCAGAACTGATTTTAAAAACTATGAAAGATTTACAAGGTAGACCACTATGGCAAGCATCTTTAGTACCGGGTCAACCTGCGACTTTTGATGGAAATCCTATTGAAGTTATGTGGCAAATGGGAGCAGCTGCTGGTGATGTAATGGTGCTATTCGCTAATTTTTCAAGATTCTATTACTACTATGTAGACTATGAAATGGAATCAGAAATTGATAGAAAAGCAGTTGCTGGATTTACTAATGAACTTTTAAGATCAAGAATGGGTGGAAAAGTTGCAAACGAATTAGCAGCATTTGGAATAAAAAAAAAGGTAGTGTAGTCCCTGTTGCTAGAACTGGAAAAAAGGTGATAGCGAATGAATAATCCATTAAAAGAAAAAAAAGAAATAATAGCCCAACATTTAGAAGTAGAAGTCGATGAAATAAGCGACTTTCTACTTGATGTTGTATGGGAATATATTGTTAATTATATAGGTTATGACCCTATGCTTCAAAAGAGAATAGAGAATTTGGATGGAAATGATTTGGATAAGTTATATGTTACAGCTAGACCAATAAAAAGCATTGAAAAGTTTATTCTAAATAATAATGGGATAAAGAACTTAACCTATGAAGATAACTATATAAATATATGTACTAAGAAAGGGTATTGCCATTGTGAGTTCATGACTTTATATGAACATCCTACTAAAGATAAGATTTATATAGAATATATGGCAGGTTATGAAAAATTACCAAACTTATTGTTGATGGCTGCAATTATGCTACTTGAAACTCTTTCATCTTCAACAGGGGAAGAGGGAAATTTAAAAAGTTATAAGATAAATACAATATCATATACTTTCAAAGATTTTACTGAGAGATCATCTGAATTTCAAGATTTACTATCTGGGTTTATGGGGGTATCTATTTGAAAACAATAGGAGAGCTAAGGATAGCTAAAATGATTGAGAAACGTCTAAATGAACTTAAAAGCAAGAAAGTGATTGTTGGGGTTATAGGAAATGAGGTTGATACTCCTAAAGAGAACGGCATAACAATAAAGCAGTATGCAGAAATAAACGAGTATGGAACAAGCACTATACCAGCAAGACCTTTTTTCAGGACAGCGACCAAAACAAGAGATTCAAGGGCAAAGATACAAGAAAGAGTTGAGAAGGAGCTAAGGGCTGTTATTCAAGGAAAGAAAACACCAGATCAAGCACTTACAGCTATAGGACTTTTTGTAAAAGGAAGAATACAAAAGAGTATAAAGGCTGGTAATTGGGTAGCAAATGCTCCAACTACAATAAAAAAGAAGAGAAAAAAGAATGGAAGTATAAAACCTCCATTGATTGATAGTGGAGATTTAATAAAAAATATAGATTTTCAAATAAAGAACAGGTAAAAAGGAGGAGTAGTGGATAAAGTTATTTTACTAAAAAGACATCTAAAAAGCTTTATATACTTGAAACAAGATGGTGGATATGTTAATGGGATTTGGGTTGATGGGGAAATAGAAAGAATACAATTTAAAGCTGCTCCTTTTCCTGTAGACGCTAATACATTAAAGCTCTATCCTGAAGGAACAATAAGGCGTGATGATTTGCTGTTATATACCAAGAAAACATTAGATAATCTTGAATCAGAAATCGAAAGAGTAGCAGATGGAAAGAAATATAGGATTTTTGATGAAGTTTCTTACCTGGAAATAGCTGATTTAAAAGTATATCTGATAAGGAGAGTTGATGAAAATGGAGAATATACAAGCTCTGATAACTCTAATAAATGATTTTTTAGGTATACCAGTAATATTTAATAACCAAGATCATAAAAGACCTAAAAAGCCTTATATAACTGTTCAGGTAATAAATTATGACGCTATATATCCCTTATCTATTAAAAAAGAGATTATTGAGGATAAAAAAACAAAATTAACTAAAATAAACAGAGCAGAGGTAATGCTTCAGTTCAACTGCTTAGGAAACGACATAATAGAATCGCATGAAATTGCAGTTAAACTTATAGATTTCTTTGATTTTATAGAAAGAGAAACATTATGGAGTATTGGAATTGGAGTAATAGAAATAGGAAATATACTGGATAGAACTTTAAATTTAGAAAATTTTAAATATGAATATATATCAAATGTTGATATAGTCATAGACTATGATAAAACAGCAGAAAAAATACTTGAAAACCTACAATCAATAGACTTGTATGGGGAAAAAATAAAAAGGAGGAAATAAATGTTATTTTTCGGTAATGCAGATGTAAAAGTATTGATAGAAAAAGCTCCTAAATATACACTTGGAAAATTAGATAAAATACTTTTATGCACAATAGAGGAAGATATACCAGCAATGGCGCTATCTGGAAGTGATGGAAAAGCTGAACTTCAAAAGTATTTGACAGATAATAGCAAAAATGCTCCCTTGCTCCTAAAAGCAGTAGAAACAGCATTAGGGCAAGAAGATAATAGTGGGAATAAACTAACTACTGAATATATTTTTGTAATAGGAGCAAAGGATATCGAGGGTGAAAAGAAGATAATGGAAGCTATTGAAACTTTTGATAAAACAAAAGAAGCTGACTTTTATGCAATTCTACCATTATTTGAAAGTCCTGAATTTGAAGCATGGGCTCAAACATATACACCTAACCATATTTTTGGAACATTCACTACAAGTGAAAGAGAAATTGCAGATAAAGGGAAATCAGGAAGAATAGTAGGACAATCGTATGCTCTTAAGGGAGTAGATTCTGACCAAAACGAATTTAATACTGTAGCTTGGTTTTCTAGAATGCTATTTTCAAATAAATTTGGTGGGTGGAAGTTTAAAAAGCTCAATGGGATAACAGCTGATACATTGACTGATGGAGATGTTGCTCGACTTACTAAAGTGGGATGGAATGGATATAGGAATGTAAGAGGAAAAGGGCAGACTACTTCATCAATTTGCACAGATGGGATTACCCATGCAGATGAGACATTACTAAGAGACACAGTTATATACAATGTAGCCAATACTCTTATGGATATGTTTGACAATGAAGAAATTATCCCAATGGGATATGAAGGTAAAAAAATTATTAATGCTTACATGGATCAGGCTTTAATGTATTGCGGAACTTTAGGGCTAATTGAGGTTGGAGAAGATGGAGGGTATCTATATAAAGTTAATATCCCAGAATTTACAGCAGCCATGAAATCTTTAAGAGAACTTACAGGAATGACCTTTGAGTTTTCACCTAATATTCCATTAGAAAAGATTGTTGTAACAGGTAAGGAAATTTTAGCATGGGAAGGAGGGGCTGAATAATGAGTATGGATATGGAGAAACTAAGTCTTACAATTATACATCCTGTTGTTGGTAGTACAGTAGGACTTAAAGGTTTGGTTGACATAGAAAGAAACTTTATAGAAGATAAGAGTGATTGGACTGGTAGGGCAGTTGATGGTTTAAGAATCGTAAGAAAGTACACAGATCCTAACTGTGATTTGGTAGTAACTGTTCTTAGAGGTTCTGATTTAGCTTACGCACTCAAAAGAAGCCTACTATACCCTAAAACAAAGGGTAGTTGCTCTTGGCTAGATGAAAGAATAGATGGTCAATCACTTGCAGGAACTGGAATATTGGAAGCTATTGAAGAAACACAAAGCAAGGCTTCTGATGAGAATGAAGTTTATACTTTAAGACTTACAAAATATACAGGATTTTAGGAGGAAAAATGGAAAATAAAAAAATTATATACAATATGTTTAACTCTAAAAATGAAGAGGAAGAGGTCGTATTTGAAGTAAGACCACTAGCTTCAAGATGGAGATTTACCGAAAGAGTTTCAGAGGCTGCTAAGATAGCTAATGGTGATGAGTTTAAATTGAGTGTAGAAATAGCAAAAAGACTCTTCCCAGAAATGATAGTTAAGCCAGAATTTCCAAGAAATAAAGTTGTAGAAGGTAAAACTTGGAGTATAGATGAACAAATAAGAGAGTTCTTTGAGAATGACCCACAAACATTGACAAGATTAGTAAGTGAGCTAATGGGTTTGATGAAACCACCAAGAAAGACAATAGAAGAATAGCTGAAAACAGATACAAAGCTAGGAAAGACAGGTGGGGTATTTACTTCATTTTATTAAAACAAGGTGTAAATATCCCACTAGACTTTATTCTAAATAGTTCTGACTTGGATTTTGAGGAATTTATAATTGCGATAAACAATCAAAGGAGGTGAGATTGTGGCTGCTGGAAGAGACCAATTGTTGATAGAAATACAAGCCATAATCGACAACTCGGTATTAAAAGAATCTGAGAAGATACTTGGAGAAATAGAAAAACAATCTAAAAAAACTGAAAAATCCTTAGACCAGCTTGGCTCTTCTTTTGGAAAAATAGGGGCTTTAGTTGCTGGGGTTTTATCTGCTAAGAAAATAAAAGAGGGTATAGATCTAGCTTCTGATTTTACAGAAAACAGAAATAAACTTGAATCTGTATTCGGTGGGCTAACTTCTGATATGGATAACTTTATAACTGGTATGGCTGATACATTGAACTTAGGGAAAAGACAATTAGAAAAAGAAGTTGCTGACGTCGGTGGAATGCTTTCAGGTATGGGGTTTAAAAATGAGGATTTAATCGAAAATACAGAAACTACTCTAAAAGCAGCTAAAGACCTTGCTTCATTTTACAATCTAGACCTTAATGATGCTATGAGAATGGTGACAGCAGGGTTGACAGGAGAAACCGAAGCGTTAAAAAGACAAGGAATAATCATAAATGATACAGCGATGGAAGAATACGCAAAACAACACAAACAGGTTTGGAAAAATTTAGATAGCACGTCTAAAGCTCAATTAAGGCTAAATGCTACAGTGGATAAAATGAAACTTGCAAAAGCAGCAGGAGACGCAGTCAAGACAAAAAATGAGTATGCTTCTGTTGAAAAAAGTATAAAATCACTTTCCGAAACTATTTTGGGTGATTTTTTCATGAGCTTTAAAGATGCTTTGTTGCCTTCAATGGAAAAAACGAGAGACTTTTTGAAAGAAAATCAAAATGAAATAGTAGCTTTTGGATCTAAAGTGGGAGATTTTGTTGGCGAAATTCTAGATATAGTTGGAGCAATATCTGACTTTGTAATGGAAAATCAAAGTTTGGTTAAGAGTGTAGGAATAGCTATTGGGGTAATGTATGGACTTTCAACTGTGATAGGGATAGTAAATGCCTTAATGACTGCTAATCCTATAGGGTTGGTTGTGGTGGCTGTAGGGGCTTTAGTTGCAGGTATGATATACGCTTACCAAGAATCAGAAGTTTTTAGAAGTGTTGTGGATAGTGCTTTTTCCATGTTGAAAGAAGCCGCTGGTATAGTTTTACCTATATTGCAAAAATACTTTGAAGGCTTAATGTTTGTAATGGAAAAAGTTGGGGAAGTATTTGGGATAGTATTTGGAAAAATAAAAGATGGTTGGGATTGGTTGGTTAATAGTAAGGCGGGTAAGTTTGTGGCTAAACTTATGGGTAGTGATGGGAAAGAGATAAATATTAGTGTCAGTGAAGAAGAAACAGGGAAAACTGTAAAAGAAGAAACCGATAAAATAGCCCCAAAAATGCCAAAAAGTACTAACCAAGACGCAAAAGTCATAAAAGAAGAAGTTGATAAAATTGAAGAAAAAACAAATATAACAGAAAAAGAAGTAGTTACAAGAACAAAAGAAAATAAAAATCAAAAAATTGATTTAAATATAAAAATAGATGTTCAGACAATTTCGATAGATTTACAGGAAAGGCTTCAAAGAGTTGTTAGATCAGAACTGGAAAGTTATGAAAGAGAGCAACTGGTTAATGTGGGGTTGATATAAATGCCTAAAATGATGATTAACGGGATAACAATTGATTGGGTCAAACAAATACCTAAGAATATCGAAGGAGAGGTAACTAAGAACACTATACAGGGTGGGAAGAAACCAGATATATCAACTCATATAAAAATAGAAAATAGAGTTATAAACTTAGAATGTAGCATTATTGGTATTGATAAAGATATTAGATATGAAAATATCTATAATATGGGAATAGAAAAAGAACAAATCAAAATAGAAGAAAGTACCCTTGCATTTCTTAGATTTATAAACAAAGAAAATATAGATGCTTACGCAATGACCTTCCTCGAACAAACTAATATAGGCGAGAATTTTATAGATTTTAATATGACACTTGAAGCTTTAAAGTTTAGTTCTTTGAAGATGACTGAAACAACTGTAAAAGCACAAAGAATAAAAACAAACGCTAGTATAGGGAAAAGCAAGACAATAGGAATAACAGAACTTAACAAGACGGTTCCTAAATCCAAACTTCCTTGGTAAGAGGTGAACGAACAATGCAAGTTAAAATTATAGATATACAACCTACAGAAATACCTTGTAGAAAAAAAATAACTATAAAAAACGAAACATTTTTATTAGATGTCAGATATAGAACTTACGATGACAGGTTAATAGTTGACTTATATGACGAATTTGAAAATGTGCTAGGTGTTGGTGAAAAATTAGTATTTGGAGTTCCTATTTTTTATTATATGTTGAAAGATAATAAAGGTAACTACAATAATAAATTTCCAAAACAATTTATAGCTCCATACAGTGAAGACGGGAAAGAGAAAGTTATAAATTTAGAAAACTTAGGGAAAGAATATTTTTTAGCTCTTTTCGATATTTAAAGAAAAAAGTACATTGGCAACAGAATAATTATTGAGGTTTTAATAAAAAAATCTCTTTGCATGAAAGTTATAACTTGACTTTTATGTATTATGCGGTAAAATTATACTATATAAATTGCATAAAGGGAGGATTTATGAATACTATTATAGGTAAAATATTAAAATTTATAATGATTGTACTAGCAGTAATATTTGTATTGGCTATGTTTTTAGTAGCTAAAGAAAAAATGGAAGGAACGGGAAAAGAAGAGACTAAAAATGATGTCGAGATAGAAAGTGCGAAGATCGAAGAAAAGGAAACAGAAATAATACCGTATGTGATATTAAAAGATAAAATCTCTGATGATGTGCATGAAATAGAAATTGAATATTCTAAAAAAGCGAGTGATAAATACACAGAAACAGCTGAACATCTATTGAAAGAATACAAATATCCAAAAGAAATAGGGTACTATGAGTATCCGTTGGAACTTGTTACTGATATTTTAAGAGAAGATGTTATAAAAAATAAAAATGTTGATATTTTAACCATTTTAATAAAAGAAGAAGGGATAAAAAAAACATTGATGCAGGTTACAATAGTAAAAAATGAATATGTACCTTTAGGTAATGATATAAACAATTTGACAGGAGTATTATTTTGGAGAGACTATAGAAAATACGGTAATGAAATAGGGCTATCTATTGGAATGCAACCAGATACAAGAAAATTATACGAACAACTTTTTGATTAGCAAAAAAATAATTAAGTTTATCAAACCTCAGTAATTATACTGGGGTTTTTTATTTGCAAAAAAAGGAGTGATTAAATGCTCTATATAAGAAATTGTGAAGCAATAATAGGAAATTTTGTATTCACAACATTAGATACAACAGAAGATAAAGGCTTGACTATAGAGTGGTCATATAAAATAAAGAGATATGATGAACCCGGAAAGCTTCAACTTGAAATATACAATCCTGCTGAAGAAGTGATTTCTGGTATAAAGCAAATGGATGCTGTTATATTTAGCTTTGGATACAATGGAGAAATGGGGCAATTCTTTACTGGATATTTAGACAGATACAAGTTTGAACACAAAGGTGTGGATAAAGTTTTAAAGGTTGAATGTGTAGAACAGGACACAATGGTATTTAAACCTGTATCAGTTAGCTATGAAGCTAATACCATGAGTTCATATGTGATAAAAGATACAATAAAAAGGGCTGGACTTAATTTAAAGCAATTAGAATTGAAGATAGATAAAAGCTTCCCTACCGGGTATTGTGTTTATGGGAAACCTTTGAATGAAATAAAAAAAGTGGTGAAAGATTGTGAAAGTAAGGTAAAAATAGAGGGGCGAGATGTATATATATACAATGAAGATATAAACAATAATATGAGTGTACTTTTAGATTTTACATCTGGACTATTGGAAGAACCTCAAGCAGCTATTGTATCTACAGTTAAAAAGAAAAAAGAGAGAAAAGAAATATACACACATACTTTAAAAGCTTTAGCTCTTAATCTTATAAAGAAAAATTCTTTAATAAAAATTGTTGGTGAAACTATGGAGTTGTGGGGTCAAGTTATAGAAATGGAAATAAATGATTATGAGGCGGAATATAGGGTGATGAAGATAAATGAACGAGGAAATAATAAAACACTATCTTAATGAAATAAGAGTATGTATGCCAGTTGAGATTGTTTCGGTTGATGAAGCAACAAGCTTATGTACAGTTAAGCCATTGCTATTTAGCGAATTAGAGGAGTTGGAACTACCTTTAATAGTTAAGTGCCCTTTTCTTCATATAGGAGATAAAGAAACTAATCTAAAATTTAAAGTAAAAAAAGGCCATAGGCTTATGGGATTATTCTCACAACTTGATCTTAGCTTATACATAGCACAAGGGCTGACAGGAAAGGTCAACAGCACACATAATTTTTCATTCACAAACTGTGTAATTTTGCCTGTAAGAGCTTTAACAGAGGTCGATGGGATAAATGTACCCTCGTTTGACTTCGAGCTTACAGGAAGCCTTAAAATAAATGGTGATGTAGAATTAAATGGAAATTTAACACACAATGGAAATACTACACAAGAAGGCAGCACAACAGTGAGCGAAAAAATAACTACAAAATATTTACTAGCTAGTGGTACATCTGAATTTAAAGGGGGAACTACTATACAAGGTAAGCCTTTCCTAAAACATTCACATAGCGGAGTTCAAACAGGAAATGGAAGTTCTGGAGGTGTTTCTTAATGAAAGATTTATATATAGATAGTTACGGAGAAATGAACTTTGAACTGGCTGAAAATAACAAAGCTATAAGGTCATCGTTGGGAGTATTTTTAAGCATAAGGTCAAGCAATGGATATGATACCGGAGAACTTGAATTTGATGATTTTCAAGGACTTGACTTTGATTTATTGATTGATAGTGATGTTTCTAATACTGATAAAACTATATACATAATGAATAAAGTTAAAAACTATTACAATGATATTGAAGATTTAAGAAATTTTGAATTTGAAGAAAACAAAGAAAAGAGAATTTTAAAAATAAGCTTTGAGTACAAGACAATTTATTCAGGAGATTATGAAAAAATGGGGGTGGATGTGAATGTTTAAAATAAGAGAATTTTCAGAAATTGAAACATCGTTCTATAATGCTTTGGTTGAACAGTTTCCTGATATTAAATGGGGAACAGAAAGCAACGCTTATAAAATAATGTACCCCATTATGAGAGAAATTCAACTTGCTGAGGAAAGACAACAATCTTATATAGATAAAAATAACTATCTTAAAGCTGAAGGTCAAGACTTGGATTTGTTATTGCAAAATAGAGACTTCCCAAGACGTCAAGCTAGTAAGTCTAAAGGTTATTGGGAAACAATAAATAGTATACCCGGAACTTCTGCACTTGCTGGTGAAGTAAAGTTTGAAGATGATCAAGGTGTAACTTTTGTGAATATAGAAAGTTTTACTGTAAATGATAATGGTGTAGCTGAGATACTAATAGAATGCGAAGAAGTAGGAGAGATTGGGAACGCAAAAGAAAACACTATAAACAGGATAAAAACCCCTATACGTGGCTTGGTTAGTGGAACTAATAAAAGAACCTTCGAAGGAGGAACTGACACTGAAACAGATACTGAATATAGATGGAGATGGGAAAGAACAAAAAATAGTACTGCATTTTGGAATACCGAAGGGATAAGAATGGCTATTATGGAAGTCAACGGGGTTAAAAGTTGCAAAGTCCTTGAAAATGATGAGGATTATGATATTGAAATTGATGGGTCATTAATGCCTAGCAGGTCTAGGCGATATTATGTAGATGGTGGAGCTGAGGCAGATATAGCAAAAGCTATCTACTTAAAAACTGATAGAGCTATAAAAGAGACCGGGAAAATAGAAATAGGGGTTTTAGATACGCAGAACGAAGAAAGGATTGTAAAGTTTTCTAGACCTAAATATATAAAAATATACTCAAAAATAATTGTAGAGGGCAGCATAGATACAACAGCTGCTTATCAGTTGATAGATGAGTATATAAAAGAATCAGTAATAGGAAGCAACCTTTCAAGTTTCGATGTGGTTGAAATAATAAGACATACCATAGGAGTAAACCAAGTGAAAAACTTAGAAGTCCATTTCTCTAAAGATAATACTAACTTTTTTTCATATTTGAAATTAGAAGATTTTGAAAAGGGTGTGGTGTAAATGTCAAAATCTTTTGAAAGGATGTGGGGTAGGCTACCAGAAACATTACAAAGTGAAAGTGTGGAGAAACTATATACCGCTTTAAGTAAAATTTTTGATGAATTAGAAGAAAAAGAAAAGCCTTATATCTATACAAGTATTTTGACTGAGCTAAAAGGAAAAATGCTTGATGTATATGGTGAAAGTTATTCAGTTTCAAGAGATGGAAAAAATGATGAAAATTATAGAATTAAAATTAAAATAGAATGGCTTAAAAACTCTTTTGTTCCTACATTAGATAATTTTATAAATATAATAAAAGAAGTTACTGGTTATGATGTTGCTATAGTTGAAGGGTGGAACTTAACAGAACCTAAAAAAGCTCTATTGAATGTGGAGCTAACTATACCATCAGGAGCAGATACTGACCTTTTATTTGACTTAGATCAATTATATTCTTGTGGAGTTAAAATCAATTTTAAAACAGCTCAAGAAAATTACACTCCATTTGAAATTATAGGAGAACATAAAGATAATGGGTTAATAAAAATTTACAATACTTTTTATAGAAATGTTATACCTAAAAGCAAGGAGGAATAATGGCAATAAAAAAATTTCAAGATTTGCAAGTCGAACATCCGCAAAGATATGAGGTTACAGACAATGCAGGAACTGAAAACCTTAAAACAATAAAGTTTTCTCCTGGTAAAGTATACCAAGAGGGGACTAAGGAAACAGCAGTTATATTTAATAACATTCAAAAGAATGGGTTATATACTGTAATCGGAACTAGAGTTATTGAAGGAGCTGAGGAAATATATGATGTAGAATTAGAAGGGCTTGAAGAATTTGGAATGTTTGATATCAATTTACAGCTTATTTCAAATGCTAAAAATACAACCTCTTCTCCTAAACTTAGAATTTTAAATGAAAAATATTCTTTTATAAATAATTTGGGAACTATAAGAATAGGAGATTTAACAACAAATAATATTTATATAGTTAAAATTGACACTATTAAAAAAACAGCTTTTCTTATGGAAAGCAACAAACTAGATAAAGGCACATATTCAGGAAATGCAGGGGATTTAAAAGCAGAAATAGATGGAAAAGTTTCTAAGTCTGGTGATACTATGACGGGTGTTTTAACAATTAGTGCCCCTAAATATCCTGAGATTATTTTTAATGATCCTGATCTAGCAGCAGTTGGATATAATGTTAATGGTAAATCAGCATATCTTAGAGCGGCTAAGAGTACTGGCTTAAATATATATGAAAATAATACAGCTACATTACAAGCAAATAATCTTAATACAAAGAATAAAGAAGTTGTAGCTGCAATAAATGAAATTGAAGAGAAATTTAAAAATTTCTGTCCTTTTCCTGTAAATTCTCTCTTCTTAACTTTAGGTATAGAGAATCCACATACTTTGTTTTTAGGCACAACTTGGGAAAAGCAGGAAGGGCGATTCCTGTTAGGTTCTAGTTCTACTTATGCTATTGGAAGTACTGGTGGAAACTCTACTATTATCCTAACAGAAGCCAATATGCCAAGACATAGACATCAAGTGGATACTGTATCAGCAACTATTCCAGAACATACGCATACAATTAATACTGGGACGAATGATTACCGTCGAAATGATGGGCGTATAACTTGGGGTGGAACTGTAGATTTTAGAAGTAGTTATACTACAAATAGTGCTGGTGGAGGTTACACAGGAGCTATGGCTCCCTATACAAATTATGTAGGAAGTGGTACAGCCTTTAATAATATGCCTCCATATTTAGTAGTTAATATCTGGAAAAGACTAACTTAGACGTTTCCAGATATGGACAGAAATTTTTAAATATCCACTAATTTTATATTAAAAAAACTAAATTTAAAAAAATAAGGAGTGATAAAAAATGAGTAAAAAATATATTTATATAAGTAGAGAACAAGCTAAAAAAGGAGTATCTTGTGTTTTCGCTGTTAAAGATGAGCCTATAAAAAATATGGCAGAGTACTTTGAAGGAAAAGCTTGTTTATATGTAGGAGAAGACCTACCACATTTTATAACATATTTACCAGAATTAGATACCATTCGAGAAGCTACAGAAGAGGAAAAACTAGAGAGAAACCAAAGAAAACTCGCTGAAAATGAACTGCTTATAGATGGTAAAATTACCAGCTATGACCCGTATAGCCAAAAAATTGTAGATGGAAATATTGTAGAAAAAGTAAGAGAAGACTATATAGCCGAAGGAATTATAACTCTGGAAACAGAGAAAGAAAAAGCTAGAATGGAGAGAGAAAAAGTTTTTAATGCACTGGACTTGTATGACAAGGCTGTTTTGAGGGGAGATATAGAAGAAAGTATAGAAGGAAAAAGGGCAAGAGATGAGTTCA